ACTTGGCAGGGCTACGTAAATCAGCCCGGCGGTTCAACCCGCCTTGTGTCCCTCCGTGAAGCTCATGGAGGTCAATCCAAGTTACGTCTTAGGGCGACACCATATGGATTCGGAATCGACGTCGGGTCTTTTAGCCCGAGACAGATTGCCATCTCCGCTGCAGTTGGCGTTAGCCAAATGCCGCGGCTATCCCTCTAGTTACCTACTAGCGGTCCACTAAGGTTGTGTCTATAAATGTAGACCTTCCTGTCATCCTGAAAGAATGACATGTCCTTTACCGATCCTCAGTCAGTCACAATTAATGCGGTTGCTGTGTCCCTTCCTCGTGTTACCACGGGGGAGAACAGCGCGGGCTACCGGTCTGCCGACGGTTTCGTCGATATGCAGATCAGTCACACGTACGGACGTCGTAATCGACACCGTATCCGCTTGCACCACTCCAAGGTTGCAGCTGACCCTCTGTCGCCGGCCCTTAACAGGCCGTTTGACATGTCTGTGAACATCGTTTTCGATGCTCCTGACACGGGCTATACTGCAGCCGAACAGAAGCAGATCGTGGACGCCATTACGGCGTACCTCACTGCCTCTAGTGGTGCTAACGTCACCAAGCTTCTTGGTGGCGAGAGCTAGGCATTCCAGCCTAATCTCTCTGTGACAAAGGCTGACAGACGTGAGTCTGTCGGCAAAGCGACCTCTGTAGCCGTAGCAAGTATCCACCCTTTGAAAGGGGAATGCATGTACGACCTAAAGTCGTTCTGGAAGGTTGTAGCCAATGAATTGGCTGCAAGATGCTGCACTGATAGCGCCGCTCTCGACTACAAAATAGTCGAGAGTCGGTTGGAATCAGAAGGTGATAGTTTTCTAACTATTACCCTGCCCGCCTTTTGTAAAGACTTCGAAAAAAGTCTGGACATTGGGACGGTCACTCGGGAGCTGTTCCCAGGGTGGCGGAAAATACCGTCTACCGAGGGACCCGGCGTGATCCCACAATTTCTTTGTGGGTTCATGAGTCTGATTTTCGATCGGAAATCAGGTGCTCTTCTCGAAGAGCCTGACGTCGATGCAATTTACGCCATCCGTCAACTGACGTTGATGTTTGGCAAACTTCTGCTCCCAACCTCTGAGGTCAGGAGACAGAAGGCGATCGACGGCTATATCGAGACAGAGAATGAAATTCGCAGACTCGACGCGGACCGATCCCCCTCCCTTGTGGAGGAGTTTCGCAATGCGTCGACGGTCTTGTGGGGAACAGTGTTGCAGGCAATAGACGAAGATGTCTATAACCATCGCATCATCCCCCGCCATGGACCTGGGGCGACGGCTGATCGACTTAAGGGAAACCGCAAGTTCGATCAGGTCGAGTGGACTGAGAGGCTCGAAAGAGTCTTCAGTTGGAGTGATTTTATCATTCCTTCCATGAGGTACCATCAAGAGTACCTCCCCCTAGTGAATTTCATCGAGCCCGGAGCGGAGCGACCTGTAAGGGTCATAACCGTTCCTAAAACGCTAAAAGCGCCTCGAATCATCGCCATTGAACCTACCTGCATGCAGTACGTGCAGCAGGGGCTAATGGCTCGGTTCGTTGAATACATCGAGTCTCCAAGTATAGTTAGAAATCTTCCCCATTCTTATGGGGAGACTTATGACTACAACGTGGGATTCGGTGTAGTCGGTTTCACGCACCAGGAGCCTAACCAGCGACTGGCTTGTGAGGGTTCCCTTTCCGGGGAACTCGCGACACTAGATCTTAGTGAAGCGTCCGACCGCGTTTCTAATCAGCTCGTACGGGCGATGATGGAGAACTATCCCAACCTTGCAGAAGGGGTAGATGCTTCACGGTCCCGGAAGGCTGATGTACCTGGACATGGCGTAATCCGCCTATCCAAGTTCGCGTCTATGGGTTCGGCCCTTACCTTCCCCATTGAGGCTATGGTGTTTTCTACCATAGTCTTTATGGGCATCGCGGAAGCGATTGCCGATGAAGGAGGTAATAGGTCAAGAGCACGTGTGGACACGGACCTCATTATGAGGTACCGATCTGAGGTGCGAGTGTACGGAGATGACATTGTCGTCCCCGTTCGCTTTGTGCAACGGGTCGTCGACCACCTTGAGCTATATGGCTTCAAGGTAAATTCGAACAAGTCTTTCTGGACCGGACGGTTCAGAGAGTCTTGCGGAAAGGAGTACTACAATGGACACGATGTTTCCATCGTTAGAGTCCGTAGAGAACCACCGTCCCGACCCGAACACGGTATGGATGATAATGACGACGAGAGATCTCGCACTCGTAGTCGCGAAACAGGCCTCGGTGGTCTACCCAAGAGATTGGGAAGATCTCGAGATGTT